TTACTCTGCACATTTACTACGCCAGCCGAAGGCCAGACTTGGATGAGTCGTTGATCCTCGATCTGATGCAGGGGTTGGTCTATGAGAATGATCGGCAGGTCAAGGAGCGCCATGCGTACTGGGGGCTTGATCCTGAGAACCCACGGGCAGAGATACTGATCGAGAAGATCGAAGAGATTGCGCCCAAAAAAAAGCCCCAGCGCAAAGGCCGGGGCTAAGGAGAAGCAACTGCAAGGGGAGACACCCTGCCCGGCCAGTGTAGCCGAAAGGCAGGTGCCTGCCGTTTGCCTGCCTTAAATCTGCGTCCGTGTCCTAAAACGCATTGCTGTTTAAACGCAATGCCCGCATAAACACTGGGCTGCACCCCGTGCAACCTCTGATACCCCTGCCTTTTTGGCGATTAATATTCGTAGCGTTTAAACGCAAACCCCGCCCGATCTCCCTGCTGAACCCCGCCCGATCCTTGGCTGAACCCCGCCGTTAAGCGCCGGTTGGTTGTAGGCAACTCCAACAACATCCAAATTATTTTTTGGTGGGTGTTGACATTCGTTGAAATGTGGTGGTACAGTTATGACAGCTAGGTGTGGAAACCAATGCTGATAGAAGAGTCGTTAGTGAAATCCCGACCCCGACTGGGGTAGCGCGTCAGCCCAAAAAGCTGAGGTGTTTTTCCACCGGGGTTTCACTAACGGCTTTTTTTTCGTCTGTACTTTCCACGCCCAGTCGTACTCCGCACGACAGCAGTGGGCCGCAAGTGGGGCCGCTCGGAAGGAAACCGCGACACGGTATGCAACCGTGGTTTAGTGATGATGGTTGGCAGGTATGAAGTCGGTCAGTGGAAGCCTCTGGTGTCCCTTGTGCGCACAACACACTACGCAACCTTAATCCCGATGCTCTGTGCGGATCGCAACCGCAACAGCCATCATCACTAAGCCACGAGCTAGGGGGCAGTTCCCGAATAATCCGTGCGGCTGGTCGAATCATCAAGCCGAGGGTAGACGGACGATCCGTCACATGATGATCCTGCTTTGCAGGGGTGGAACCTTCCCCCGTCCTCACATCCCGTGGGGTAGGGGGTCTTTGGGTGGAAATACCCGTCAATCCCGGCGGGTAAAAATAAAGGAAGAGTATGAGAGAAGAACGCATTTACATTGTCTGTGGATCGGATAACAATGTCCGTCTGGTCAGGGCAACATCAAGGCATCAAGCCTTGATTCATGTCGCACAAACATCGTTCGTGGTTCGTATGGCAAGTCAGGATGACTTGATCACTGCGATCACAAACGGGGTCAAGGTGGAGAACTACCACCCGCCAGAACAGGCAGAACTCTCTCTGGAGGGTTAAATTTTCGGGGGGAAAGCGGATGATGGCGGCGAGTGCGAACTCAGCCTTAATGTAGGGCCAATGTGTGCCACACCAGACGTAGCGAGTACCCCCACCAACATGATGGCCCCTCTCGATCAGGGCCGACAAGGAGTCGCAATGTCGCAAAATCAAATTTCCGAGGCCATTGTTCAGGCCGCACACATCATCGCCAACAACGGGGCGGCAACACCAGAAGGTACGCAAATGGGTGGGCTTGAAGCACACGCCATGCTTGTATCGAAGGCCATCAACAACCTCGCAGATCAGATGGGCCGCATCGCTGACGCACTTGAGGAGAGAAACCGTGCGTGACTACAAAAAAGAATATGCCAACTACGATGGCACGGAAGAAGTGAAAAAGAAAAGGGCGCAGAGAAACAAGGCCCGAAGGATGTTGGAACGTGAAGGGGTTGTGAAGAAGGGTGACGGCAAGGATGTCGATCACATGACCCCTCTCAGCAAAGGCGGTACATCGACCCGCAGTAACCTCAAAGCGAAGCCGGCCTCGGCCAATAGGTCATTTAAACGCACAAGCTCGGGGGCTATGAAGTGATTGAGTCTGTCGTAGCTCACACGCATTTCAACGACTCGACCCGGGTCGTCTGCCCGTTCTGTTCACCAGACCGCAGAAAACAAAACATCAAAGACATGACGCTGACCCGCAAGGATGACGGGGCTGTTGTCTACCACTGCCACCACTGTTACGCATCGGGTTCTGTGCAACCCAAGGAGACCAAATTGTCTGTCGTTCCCACTCAAGCCATCGTCAGTCACAAGCTAACCCCGCCGCATTATGAATGGCTCAAGTCAAGAGGAATATCACAAGAGACCGCAGATGAGATGCGGTTGTTTTCATCGGAGAAGTTTTTCTCCCGGCTCAGTAAACCAACACAGGCAGTTGGGTTCCCGTACTACCGGGGCGGTGCGTTGGTCTCAGCGAAGTACCGAAGCATCGAAGCGAAGGACTTCACACAAGACGCAGGTGGTGCCCATGATTTCTTTGGTATCGACAAGGTGGAGAAGGGCCAGCCCCTCATCATTGTCGAAGGCGAGATGGATTGTTTGACCGCCATCGAGGCAGGTATCAAGAACGTGGTCAGCGTCCCGGGCGGCGCACCAGTGAAGGTGGCAGATGGGAAGGTTCTTCCGACAGAAGACAAAAAGTTTGGGTTTGTGTGGAACGCCCGAGAGATCATCGATGCCGCACCCTACGTTGTGCTGGCGACCGATCAGGATGGGCCCGGCCAAGCATTGGCCGAAGAACTGGCAAGACGCATCGGCAAGGAGAAGTGCCGACTCGCCAAGTTCGAATGGAAAGATTTAAACGATGCATGGATGGACGATGACCCGACAGCCGAGCTGGAACCGGTTAAACGTTTACACAAGATCATCGAAGATGCGGAGCCCTACCCCATCAACGGCATTTCCGAAGCAACAGCCTACGCCGACAAGATCAACGACCTGTACTCCAAAGGCACGGGCAAAGGATTCAGCACAGGCTATCCATCCATCGACAACCTGTACACCATTGCACCGGGGCAGATGACGGTGGTCACCGGATACCCATCGTCCGGTAAGTCGAACTTTGTGGATCAGTTGATGGTCAACCTCGCACGGGACAATGATTGGAAGTTTGCAATCTGCTCGTTTGAGAACCAGCCCGAGGTTCACATCACCCGCCTGATGGAGTTGTACACGTTTCAATCCTTCTACGAAGGCAGGGATCGGATGAGCAAGCAGGTATCGGATGATGCGTTTAAATGGGTCAACGAACACTTCCTCTTCATCGACACCAATGGCGAAGAACCCAGCACGTTGGACTCGATCCTGACACGGGCACGGGCGGCGGTGAAGCGCATGGGTGTGCGTGGTCTGGTGATTGACCCGTACAACTACATCGAGATGCCCGGCTCGGACAAGACCGAGACGAACGCCATCAGCGAAATCCTGACCAAGGTGAAGAAGTTCTGCATGGCCCACGATGTACACACATGGTTCGTGGCCCATCCCAGCAAGATCACACGCTCGGGTGTTGAGCAACCTCGGCCAGACGGTATGTCGATCAGCGGCTCGATGGCATGGTGGGCGAAGACCGATTGCGGCATCACGATCCACCGCAAGGATAACTACACAGAGTTGGCGGTTTGGAAGTGCCGTTACCGCTGGGTAGGGACGCAGGGCGAGACCACCCTGATATTCAACAAGACCGCAGGTACGTATTCAGAGAACTTGGATATGTTCTGAAAAAGTACAGACGAAAAAAAAGAGAGGGGGGAGAAGCTTGATGCCTCTACCCCCTCTTCATTTCAGGGCATAGAACACCGCCCTCATCACGTTGTCGTAGCTCCCGGAAAAATGCGGGCTGTCTCCTTGCGTGTAAACGCACCATCGCATCTGCCTGTACTTAATGAACTTCTCACCTCGCTTGAACCTTGAACTGCTGGTGTGCAGTTCGATCAGGTGGTCGTAGGCTTTTGCTTGTCGGGCGAAGTGAGGGCATGGATCGATCAGGGTCTTGATCTTACGCACAGATGTAGTCGTAGGTCTGTGCGTCAACGAGCAAAGCAGGGAAGAACAAGACTAGCCCCTCAACCCTTGGGACGATGAAATCATGCTTCATAACAATGGCCACATACCAAATATCAAGCGTGTCTTCAAGCACCACGGCCAGCACAAACTCAGCCTTGTCTGTGCCGTTGTCATGGATCGTGACCTTGAATTTCTCAAGGCGCAGGGCATCGATGATGTCTTTCATGGGGTTCTCCTCTACGGTCATCAGTTAATGGGTGGGCGGTCTGCGTCCAGTGCAAACCACAGGGCGGCTGATCCAAGGTACAACAGCCCAGCCCAAGCTGGGTTGGTGTCGAGCAGGTAGGTTCCTGCAACAGCCCCGGCCACGATGGTCAGGGTGATGATGGTGCGAAGGGTGGCGTTCATGCTGTCTCTCCTTGTGGCCCGTATGAACGGGTGTCGTCAGTAGCGACACCCTCTGAGATGTCACTGACCTCCCAGTCGGCGTCACCGTCTGGTTCAATGTCAGTTTCAATGATCGACCATGCCAAGTCTTGGGCCTGATCTGCAGTCTGGGCCTCCACGTTGATGGTGTAGTAGGACGTACGTTTGATTTCTACGGCAAAGTTTTTCATGCTGTCTCTCCTTGAAAAGCCCCCGAGGGGGCGGGTTGGTTATGCCGCAAGCTTGATCTGCTTGAAGCTTGCGTTGCCAAGGTCGGCCATCTCTCGCACCGTCACCGAGTTAGGGTAGATGTCCGATACGCTCGACTTGATGCCCACGCCGATGGTTGTCACACCGAAGGCGTTGCCGCTGTTGACCTGCTGGCGCACAGCGTCTGGATCACCCCGGCCATCAGTCACCACGAACACCAGCTTGCGGCGTTCGTTGCGCTTGGCCAAGATTTGGTGTGCATACCGCAGTGCCCCGTAGTCGTTCGTGCCACCCGCAGGTTTGATTGTGGGCAACTTCTCACTGACCTTGCGGTGGCTTGAGCCGAAGCTTTTGATCTCGTACACCACCGAGCCAAAGGCCAGCACAGCGGTGTTCACCCCAGCAGAGGACAGGGTCTCCAGCAGGGCACGGGTGGTCTGCACTGCCGGGTTGATGCGGTTGTCATCACCGAACATGGAGCCGCTGACATCCAACAGGATCACCACCGCAGAGTCGATGCCCTCGACATCCAGTCGGCGTTTAAACACACGGTCGTTGCCTGCCACAACAGATGGCAGGGCGTGGACGTTAACCGACCCGGCCTTGCGGTTGCGGCTGAACTCGGCCACACCCGAGTTTTCAAACAGACGCTTGACCTCGTACCGAAGCTTGGCTGGCACAACCATCGAGCCGATGTCGTTGCCACGGCCGAAGCACCGATCAGTATTGGCCGCCTCGATGACGAACTCACTCGAGAAGTTGCCAGCCGAGCCACCCTCTTCAAGGAACGGCTCAACACTGGTGGCCTCGACATTGATGGGCGACTGGACAGGGCCAGACGGGGCCTTGGAGGGCTTATCACCCTCGTCTGCACCCTCACCCTTACCCTCACCTTGATCAGGGCTGGAAGGGGTGTTTCCGGGGCTCTCAGACCCCTTGTCTTGACCCTTGTCTTTGTTCTTGTCCTTGCCTTTTTTCTGCTCTTGCTTGTCTTGCTCGGATGCCAACTGGATTTCGTTGTAAACCCACTCGGCAATGGCCAAGGTGTCGGTGCTGGAGGTGGCGGTCAGGCATCGCTTGGCCGCCTCATCAAAAATGGGCACAAGCTTGGGGTTGATGGGGCACTTGACCTTGGCGTGTGAGCGGCAGTGGACGGCCAGTGCGAAGGGGTATTGGCGGGGATCATTCCAATCGGTGACCTCGACCAAAGCCTTGGCCGTCATGCTGTCGATCAACTCACCCAGCAGGGGGCCGATGTTGCCAAGCAGACCCGACTGGATGGCGGTGTCCTCGATCCAGCCGTCCTCCACGGCGTTGTGCAAAGTGCGGACGTACTGGATGCCGTGTCGGGCGGTGAAGTCGGTGTACTTGTGGTGCAACAATTCATGCACCACATAACCTGCGTACTTGACCACCATCGCACGGCTGACGACAGCCTCGTCAGCCACCCCGGCGAGGTACAGGTAGCCCTCGTCATTGATCCCGGCGGTCTGAACGTCTGCCCTCCAGTAGACCTTGATCTTGGGCAGGTCAAGGCTAGCACCGACCTTGTGGGCGAATGCCTCAAGGCCAAGTCGGAACTCAAGGCCACGCACGGAGGGGCGGCTCAAAATGGTTTCGATGTTCATGATGTCCTCACAGGTACTTGTTGATGGTCTCTTCACTGATAGCGGAGAGGTAGATGGCGGTCAGCCCGGGCAGGGACTCAGCAGGTTGACGGGCGGCGATGGTAGTGGCCCATGCCTTGTCGAGGGGTAAGATTTTCAAGGCACGAACGAAGGCGATCACGGAGCGGATCGATGGGGCATCGATCACCTCACCCGTCTGCACCTTTTCACGGGCGATCCCGACTGCCACCATGATGTGCTCGGCCAGCTTGGCATCACACCCGGTGTGGCGCACGATGGCCTCCACCTCGGACGACAGGGGCAGGTAGTCGAACTGCACCACACGGGCGAAGCGATCCACCAAGGCGCTGTTCATCGAACGGGTGCCAGCGTAGCGGCCAGAGTCGTCACCGTTGCCCAAGGTATTGTCGGCGGCGAACACCAACACGCCGGGGGCACGGCGTTGCACAGCACCACCGAAAGACACGGCACTGTTGGGCTCCAAGAACCCGTTGAGCGGGGCCAGTTCACCGGGGTCAGCGTTGGTCACCTCATCCAACAGGATCACCGTGGAGGGGTGGGTGAAGGCCGACAGGAAGTCGCCACGCTTGAACACGGTCTGGCCATTCTCCAAGCCCACCGCACCGATGTAGTCCTCGGCCGAGGTGTACTTGTGGAAGTTGATGCGTTTAAACGCACGGCCAGTTACAGCGGCAAACTGTCGGGCGGTCTCACTCTTGCCCGTGCCCTTGGGGCCACCAAACCAGATCGACTCACCCGTGTCCTGAGACAACAGCAGGTGTTGGAGGATGCCCTCAGTCCAGATGAAGTGGGGGTCAACAGCCGGGGCGGTTGGGTCGTTCCAGATGTCTACCGACAACTGGTTTCCATTTCGATCCAGCACGTTCACGCCAAACGCATCGAGACAGGTCTCGGTGCCCACCACATGGACGGACGACAGGTCGGCCACCACGGCTTGAGCACCAGCCGCCTCGACTGCGGCCTTGAACGGTGCGAAGGCATCGGCCACGACCTTGGCCACGGCCTCTTCAACCTTACGGTCATCAACCTGAACATCCCCCACCTTGGTTGAAAGCTTGTTGATGCCGTCCTTGATGTCTTCCAAGCCTTGGGTGCGCTCGGTGCGCTCGTTGTCTAGTCGCACGACCACATCCCGCAAGATGTCCTTGACCTTGCCCAGCACCTGATGGGCATCCAATGCCGACTGCTCGGCACGGTTGGCGACAGCGGCCACGGCAGAGACATCAGCCTGTTGGCCCAGCGAAGGGTTGGCGGCAGGGGTGATGGGCGTGGCGGCATGGACATCATTGATGCTGATGCGTCCATTGACCACAGCCTCAGCCAAGGCCCGAACAGCGGCGGCTTTTTGCTCAGCAGGTGTGCCGGGCAGGGGAAACAGGTTGATCAGGGCATTGTGTGCGCCCAGCACTTGGGCGATGGGCAGTTTGACGAGGTCACGGCTGACTTGTTGGATTGCGATGGTCATGATGGGCTCCAATTAGGCGAGGTTGAGGGTGTCGTGATCGACAGGGCAGGATGGAAGGCCAAGGTCGGCCCATTTGGCAGTCAGGCGCACGGTGTACCCACAAGAGGGGCACACGGCCTTAAGCATTCGGGTGCCCTGCGTCTTGCGGTTGGACATGGTCAAGGCGGCGTGTGGATAGGGGCCAAGGCTGGAGATGATCGCCCCGTAGGTCGGCTCAAACTCAGCACCACGGCCAGTGGCTTTCCATCCCTTAGGGCCAATGCTGGGCACAAGGTGCATGGCGGCGGCGATGCGCTGGAAGTTCACCCCGTGGTTCATTGCACCTGCGGTGCTATGGCACAGTTCATGCACCAGCACCTCAAACACCTGCAAAGGGTTGTCCAAGGTGGGCGAGATCAAAACCTCAAAGGTCTTGTCTGCGGAGGCGGTGTCTGCCCAACATTCGCCGATGGCACCCGAGCGTTTGGCGTTACTGGGAAACCCGCAGGTCACCCGAACGTTCGTTGGCAGGGGCTTGCCAGCCAGTTCAAAGAAGGGGCGCATTTCACTCACGGCGGCGGTGAGCCAGTCTTCACGGTTGGTAGTTGTCATTTGCTTCTCCATTTGCTAGTGATTGTAGATGATGTAAACAGATGCTGTCAAGCACCGGGGAATTTCGACAGGCCATCACCGCTGATCATGAGGTTGGCGATGGTGTTGGTCTTGCTCTGCTCGGGTGGCAGTTGGCAGATGGGGAAGATGCCCTCCAGCAACCTGACCTCTGCCTGATGGGCCAGTTCTCGGATGCGGCTCTCACTGACGTGGCCGTCAATGTGCGTGGCGGCGATCCACCGTTTGATTTGTTCGATGCCGATGTCGTTGACGATGTGCATGGTTTGCTCCGGTTAAACACAGGCCAAGGCCCACGGTGTGGGCTATGGTGTGGGCTCAAGGTCGGTCTTTAAACAGTCGCAGGGCCAGTGCCTCATGGCCCACATGGCTGAAGCTTTCCTTGATGTAGGCTTTTGCCTCGCCAAGGGGCATGGCCCACAGGTCGTCCACGAGGGACATCAATGCGTCCTCTATCTGCGCCCGGCTAAGTTGGAGGTCATCAATGGCTTGGGCATCTTGCACGGCTTGGTTGACACGGTTGGCGAATGTGTTCATGGCTGGGCCTTGTAGGTTTGGTAGGAGCGGATGGGACTGCGGCGGTTGGTGAAGTGGTCAACGAAGGCAGGGGTGATCCCGGCCTGTTTAAACGCACCAATCAGCAGGGACAGGTCGCAGTCCTCTTCAAGGTAGACCGACTGCCCACGTTGGTAGGAGTAGGTCGAGACCTTGTCGGCGATGCCAAGGTCGGTCAGCACGGTGCGCTTGACTGCGGCCCAGCCATGGCCGGGGTCAGAGTAGAAGTGAATTTTCATGGTGGCCCCTTACTTGACAGACTTGATCAGGCCATCGGCCATCACCACGTTGGCGAAAAACTCGCGGCCCTTGTGGGTGATGTGTGGGCGGTTGGCCCCGGTCAGTGTGCCGTTGTCCCGGTACTCAGCACCGAACATGGATGTCTCGATGTAGCGCAGGGGCTTGCCGATGGATTCTTTGAGGGCTTTCTTGGACTCGTAGTTGAAAACTAGCATGTTGGTCTCCGGTCAGTGCGACATTGCACTGGGAAGCCCTCGGTGGGAGGGCAACCCGCTGAAATGTCAGGCTGTTGGGGTCAGGACGTCTTTGATGGTCATGCCTGTGGTGCTTTTGACGATGATCTCAGGCCAGTCACCCAAGGGTTTTGCGGCCAGCTTCTCAAGCATCAGGTCGATGTTTGACTGAGAGCGAAGCAGTCGGGCGGCGCACTGTGCTTGCTGGTGGACAAGCATCGCTCGGGTCAGGCCGTCCCAGTAGACGGTGTTGGGGTTCTTGTTGAAGTCCTTTTGGGCTTGCTTCAAGGCGTTCAAGGCGAAGGTTTTGACGTAGTCGTAAGTGATGTTCATGATTGTCTCCAGTTAGATGCCAAGGGATTTGAGGTAGCGTTGTGCGCTTGCGTCCACCATCAGGACGCTGAAGGGATGCTTCAAGGCGTGGGCCTTGATACGGGCCAGCGTCTTATCGGATGGTGCGGCGAAGTGTTTGTCGATCAATGCTTGCATGGTGGTCTCCAGTGGTTGAACAAATTCGGTTTGTGCGCTAGTGCAAGTGGACTGTGATCTACAAGTGGCTAGCGAACGATGCTGATCATATACTAGTTTAAACATGTCAACCGATACCCGAGGAAAGTGTAGGGTTATTAGGTCGAGGGCCAGCCTACGGGTGCTGATGTACAGGGTGAGACGCAGGGAATGGGTGCTCTTATATGTAGGGATCAACACACAGGATGAAGGGGCCTACAAGGCCCTAAGAGGGGTCGAAGCGGGGTAGGTATGGGTGGGATTTAAACAGGGCCAGCAGGCCCGGTGTGCGATGAGAAAGCATTACAAAACTTATCCACAGTATCCACAGGAGGTTGTGGATAACTCAACTTATCAACAGGTGGTTGTGGATTGGTGTGGACAACTTTGTAGTACCTTTTCATCGCACAAGTGCTTTAAACGGGTGATCGAAGGTGGGTGAAGGGGTAGGTACCTTGCAGGGGTGATCGTGGCTCTGGTAGACTCCGGCGTGCGAACGGTGCTGGAAGTTTAAACAGACTGGTCGAAACCACAGAGGTGAAACAATGAGCGATACACAAAGGCCCGGGAGGGCCAGCAAAGATGAACTGCTTGCGGCATTGGAGGCGGCACACTTGAATGATGACGAGGGCGAGGACGAAGGCCCGGAAATCAGCGAAGCTGAACGGTTGGCCGCTCACGCAGAACCCCCAGTCATAAGGACAGATGGAAAGCCAAGAGGGAGCGAAGACTACAAGAGGGTGCAACCTCTCACGCCATCACAAATGGAGTTCACCAAGGGGATGATCGCAGGGAAGACCATGCGCCAAGCCTACAGGGATGCATACCCAAATGCCAAAGGATCAGACCAAGTGATCACCTCCAGCGCATACAGACTGAGCAGAGACCCACGCATCCAACACGCACTACAGGAAGCATGGGGAGAGACCATCGAAGTGCTGTCGGAGGACACGGCGTCGACCAAACG